GAAAAAAGTCCGGCCTTTGTACCGGGGGCCTGAGCAACGGACGTAGCCGACTGGCGTAAAGGCGCTAGAAAATCTGTCGTCCTTTTCCTGCCGGTAGAGTATCGTAGCATACTGACATGTCTTGCAATCGTTCATTGCCCTGCACCTCCTGTTAAGCTTTTGCGGTGTGATCAAGCGCAATCCAGCCGGATTGAGCGCCGCCGTCACCCGCTCTTATTTTTCCCCATTTAGCAGCGCCGGCGCCGTCCGCCTCTTCGAGTATTGTGTATACGCCCCTGTCTGTTAGCGTTCCGCTCCTAGCGAAGTTTGTTCCTGGGCCTACCCTGACATTCAGCATGTCGGTCGTCACCCTCGCGTTATATGGCGCAAATGCTACAGGGGGTTTATTCATGTTTGCTGCAAACTTGTTATACTGTGTCTGGCCGTAGCCCGCCCGGAGATCTTGGGTGGCTTTTTCGTTCATCGACGCGGGGCGCTCGTAGTCCAGCAGGACTGCGTTCGATGCCTCCCGGACCGAGGTCGCGGCTTTAAGCGTTGCCATCATCTTCGTGTAAGATTGCATTTCCTTCCACATGAATTCCAGCTGCATAATTAAATCACCAATAGATTTACCTTGCGACTTCGCAAAATCATACAGTGCGGCTTTCCTTGATGTGTATGTCCATTGCGTTAAACCGTACCCGCCATGTTTGAGAGTGACAAAATCTGCTCTCGTGACCTTACCGCTGTCAACTGCAGCCGTGTACTCAACATCGTTCATGCCCAAAGTCTTTTCGAAGCTATTCTGGAGATTGTTAGATAAAAAAGCGCTCTCGGCGAAAATGTTACCCATGATACCGGCGACAGCATACGCGTTAAGACCCTTGTCTTTTAAAAAAAACCAAATTAGCTTGGCGTTGCCCTCTGATGTTGCAGGCAAAGTTGGCGCGATCGGTACACTTATCGAAGGTGCTGGCGCCGACTTCTCAGTTGCGCCCACTCCGGTGCGTAAGTGCTTCCATGTCTCAGCGCCGATAATCCCATCAAGAAAGAGACCTCGGCTTCTCTGGAACTCGAGTACTGCAGCCTCAGTTAGCGAGCCGAATCCGCCATCTATTTTCAAATGCGGGTACGCGCCATGAGTATTGAGCAACAATTGAGCTTCCTTGACGTCCACACTATTCATCATGCCGCGTACCAGTATCGGACCTTCAAGTGTCATACCAGCATTGCCCAGGAAATAGGCCTCAAACGCAGCTGCTCTTGCCTGTCCACCCCTTGCACCTTTTTGAATTTCCATTGCGCGGGTGTTTGCTGCAGCGCTGCATGCAGGATTCGGAGTGTCGCCGGCGCCGCCAACTGAGCTATGTAAATATGAGCATACATGGCCTCCGTATTTCCACGGCGGGCCGTTCTCGCTAACGCTCGGATACTTAGGGCCGGGGTTCCCACCCCCGATACGGATGTGATGCATATACATACAAACCCCGATAGCGATCCGCCTATTTCCGACAGTCACAAAAGAAGGGCGGGCATGCCGCCACTTTCTTAAATCACCGCCGGCAATGGACTCAAATATTTTTGTGTCCGCTTCTGTCTGCGGCGTAATATCAAAGTGGTCATTCCGCGCCCCACCAAAGCACATCTTATAACTTTTGCCTGTTACAATATCTGTTATTTGATATGGGCCGGTTTTGATTATGGCATTAAACTGGGTATTACTTAGTAGCTCTACGCCATCGCTCATCCATCGGCCCTCCTATGCAACTGTTCTGCAAAAGTGTGGACCTCGCCAACTTTAGCCTCTATGTACTCCTCTTCGTCATTCTGCCCTTCTTCGGGGATTTGATCTTCAGGTGTTGTCATTTGTATTATCCTTTCCGATAGTGTTGGTGTTTTTATTCGTGTTACTGTCCGCTTCGCGCCCGCCAGAACGCTTTGTGAAAAAATACGTTATTACAGATGACACGATAGCAACAAAAACATTCTGATCTAGCCGGTCAGTCAAAAACCCCCAAATAGCCGCTCCAACTAATCCTACAGACAAGAATGTTTTGATATCAACAAGGTCTGCGATATTATCAATGAGTTTTACGATTGCATCGCCGACTGTACGCTTTTCTTTTTTCATAATTCGCTTACCTTTACTTGAGCTCCATATCCATGACAATCGATACCCTATCCGCAAGCCGCCTCACCTCGATTTTCGCCTGCTCCACCCACCGCGGCTCTGCCACTGACATAATGTACTCTATAAGGACAAAGCCAATTAATACACCTTCCGCAGAGTAGACAGCTTGTGCAAAAGCAGAACTTGCTTCAAGGTCTTTACTCCATTCTCCAAGTCCGGCTGAAACATCTTTTTTCGCCAGCGCCTCCCAGTGATGTTTTTCGGTCAGTGCTTTATACGCCGAAAGAGCGTTTGGTATCGGTATGCCTTTATGCTTGTCCTTTCTAACATAACGCTGTAACATTGCATACTCAGCCCAACAACTGAGTTTTTCTGGAGCCTGCCCTTTTTTTGGGCGTCTGCCTCCGAAAAATTCGTAAACGCTGACTCGGTCAGCTTTCGTAAATGCGATTACTGTTTTTAGCCGCTCCCTGACTGTATCTGTGTTCGCAGTGTTCTCATGGGATAACTCGCGTAACTGTCCCGATTTAGTGGCGCTGAACACGGTTTTCATCATTTCAGCAAAGACTTCCTGTTGTTGTTGCTCGCGAGTAGTAAACATTTTTTTATAATCCGAGTCTTTACCTTTCTCATTTTTTTTATAAAGGCTGAATATGAGGAAAACTGCTGCAGTGGCAATGACCATAAAAACGGCCATTATAACGACTAACGCGCCGTACTGGTCAATGGCTTGCGCCATGCGCAGCACGTTGTCGATCTGGTTCCCTTCCATCGCCGTTACCTCACTGATTATTTAATGGGCATTCCCTCGCAACCGTGCAGGCTACGCGCTGGGATACCACGTTTTTGATTTTATCCACGCGCATACTCTGACGAATTATAATAAAAAACATGAATAAGGTTACGAACACCGTGAGTATAATCATTATCCATATTGTTGCATAAACGAGTACAGGAACAGGAGATTGGATACTGCTCTTTGTGACGCCTCCAACCATAAGAAAACGATGATGATCGTACTGTGCGCCCTCAAAATCGGAGGGTGTAAAGCGGGCAAATACACGAATGTCATGCAGCCCTAACGTACTGCTAGTTATGGGTAGCACCATATCTACCGAGTTGATTTTTTTGATTGCGAACTTAAATTCATCGAAGTCGGTCACGTCAAATAGTGTGTCGTATTCAGGTTCGGCGAACCTTTCAGTGAGCAAGGTTAGCCGCCCGTCACTCTCCTCGAAATAAAGAGCACCGTATATGTGTGGAAGGCTGTCAAGTGACTCTATCCCCGCTTTCAGTGTATATACCAAAGTATTTTCACGCACCGATTCGGACGCTGGCATGACAACGGTTGAAGCGTCTACTGCGTCACCCAAAATATTGAGAATATCCTGAATCTCGATGAATTTTTCCTGCAACATTACCTGTTCGATGGTGTTCTGGGTCGCATCTTTGCTTATAATAAGCAAAGCTAAGAAAATGAAGGGTATTAGCAGAAGCCATTTCTTTCTGCCGGAATTTTTTATGTCAGCAAGAATTGTTTTCATTGCTTTTTTTCACCTCTTCTTACGAATGTGTAGTGCGGCTTTTCCTCTTCGTACAGTTTCCAGCGCAGGAAGTCATCAAGCCAGATCGCGAACGCCGCCAGGGGTATCCACGCGACGATGAAATGAGCGCTGACCTGACCGAGCAAGTTATAAGGCAGGTTGCTGTAGTCCCATACGGCAAGCTCCAGCCAGACGTTTATGATCAGCCCGGCGCAGAGTTCGATGACAGCGATTGCCGCCGTCCCTATCAGGGCTTGCCACAGAAGCCCGAGCGACCACGAGAACCAGTTGTTTGTTCCCCCGACGACGATGAAGCACAAACCGCCGACAATAAACATGGAGGGGTGGCTGTGACCCCTCCATATCAGTTCAATTCCGTAGTAGACAAAGCCACCCCATAGCCAAAGCGTCATGTATTTCATCACCTTGGATATCATCCGTCACTCCCCATTTCCTCGAGCAACGCCATCATGCTTGCTGCGAGGTCTGTCGGCAGGTCTTCGCCATACTGTATAGCCTCAAGCTCATAAGCAGTTTCCGCTCGCCTTATCCATGCGTTGATATGATTGCAATATGTCCGGTGGTATAGTATATGAGCTGTCGCAGCTTGCGCAACGGCTAAGAACGCTGCTGCCGTGTACATCCTGCATAGCTCCCCGTCGGCGTGGTAAGGTACAGTCTCAGCGCCATCCTTAACAGCTGATAGCTGGGCCATAAGCTCTATCTGGTCATGCTCAGTAAGGCTATACCTTGCCCCTTCAACTTCGATACCGCCATGGATTGCCTGAGTACACGCTCTTCCTGCGGCTTCGAGCGCTGCTACACGAAGATTGTGGATAAGAATAGTTACTTTTTCGACCTCAAGCTCTTCCGGTGGCCTAAGCTCCGCGAAGCCGTCGACGAGCTTGTACAGTGGCGCGTCCCAGGCGTCTTTCAATGGCGTGCCTGGCGGCTTCAATGACCCGTCGGCAAAAATCAACTGAAAATGCCTGCCGCCGCTATCGTTGTGCAGGATGTCGCCGTCATGGGGCTGCTCAAATGCATCGGTGAACCCGTATGTTATGCAGCCGCGCACATCAGTGCGCACGTAGTGCTTATACGCAGTGCTATCCATATTTACCTCCATTTACTCTTTTATGTAAATTTACTGCAAAATGCCCATTTTGCTGAATTTGAAGAAACGACTAAAGCGCAATTGCGCGGTATTGCGAACGGGCGAGGCGGCGATATACTGATAAACGGCAACTTTGATTATTGGCAGCGCGGCACTAGCCTTCACGATAGAGGGTATCTGGCAGACCGGTGGTGCGGCGAGCACAACCAGGGCGGCTTGTCCCAGGAGCGCAGCGAGGATGTGCCAAACAGCCAGTGCAAACACTCGCTTTTAATCACGAAAACCCTCGGAAACGGTTACGGGCCTTATGTCTTTCAAAAAATGGAACGCCCGGAGCTGTACCACGACATTACAATGACGTGGTCTGCGTGGATAAAAGCCGACCCCGGCGCATCTGTCGAAATCTATCTTAGCGGCGGTCATAGAAGTATGCAGGAAGACATCATAGGGGACGGCCAATGGCACAAATACAGCTCCACCGGCGCGTGCCAGGTCACGCAAAACTTTTTCAACTTTTATGTCCGTTACAAAGATGGTAGTCCCGCAGGGGCGAGGATATGGGTCGCCCAGGCTAAACTGGAGCAAGGCGACCGCGCCGCGCCGTTCGTTCCGAGGTTGCCGGGGGAAGAGCTGGCGCTGTGCCAGCGGTACTACGAAAAGAGTTATGCGCCGGACGATGCCCCGGGCGCAGTTATACTAAATGGCTCGGAAATGGCAGTAAGCAACGGGGCAACTGCAGGGATAGCTTATGATAGGCTGTCTTTTAATATAAGGTTTCGGGTACAAAAAAGAATTAACCCAACAGTTTATACGTATTCCTCAAACGGCGTCATCAATTCGATAAGCAAAGTTTCGTCCATTGGATATATCGCATCAGCGATACACGGGAGATCGCATAATAGTATGCACATCTCTGCGGCCACGGCGTCCGAGGTCGTCGCCAACTCTTTGTACGCAGTACACTGGGTGGCGGACGCGGAGCTGTAACCGGTGCGCCATATACCTACGGCGCGGCGTCAAGCCGCACGTCGGCGCTTACCATCCAGCGCCCGGACTCGACGACATACGCCATAAAAGTAAGATTGCGGGAGCTTGCGGCGACGGACAAGTTGTCCAAATTTTCGACCGCCTTAATACCAAACCCAGCGACCGTCGGATTGATGCGCATGGACGGCGACAGAGGCCACGACCTCACGATCCGCGCCCCGGCGGTGGCGTCCCCCGCCTCGTATATGACCACGGTGCGCAGCAGCTCCGGCAGGTCGGGCGTCTCAAATTCGGCAGGTTCGCCGCCGTTGTCCGTCAGCGAGTATCCGCCGAAATCGGTGATGCCGCTGCACTCGATGATGACAGCTCCGTCATCGCCGTAGGCCTTTATGTAGTCCGCGCCCTTTTCTGCGCGGTTGCAAGCAAATTCCTCGCCATACACAAATAGTTTCAAAATCGTTCCTCCTAACTAAAAATCTGGCCGCCCACGGACTTTGATTCTAGAGTCGTCGCGCCTGGGTTTGTGCCACCACGGACGATTATCGACGAGCCTCTAGAGTAGTATGCGATGTTGTTGCCTGCCCCGCCCAAATTATAAGCCTGGCAAAATGTATGACCGTAAGCATATATTGCTATATAGAACCCGTTGAAAAGCACTGAGTTTGCAGTGTCGTCCCCAACAGCTAGGTGAGCGCCTGAAGATGCCCAGATACCGTATCCGAGCCCCTGCGCATGGCTTTCCAAAGCACACTGATAAAAAAACACGTCGCCAACGGCTGTGATGCTGAGGCATGACGCAGGACGAGAGCCAGCCGGGCCATTTTTTAGTGTTATGCCAGATATGATAAGACGCCCAGTCGTGCTTATTGTCGCGCCCCCGGCAGACACCCCGGCTATGATCGTGTCCGATCTAGTTGCGCCATACAGCCAGACTCTACTTTGCGACGCGGGATAAACTGTAACGTTTTCGTTGTAAGTCCCTGCGCCAACCCTAACTAGGTATGTGAAAGCCTTTACCGCTACATACTCATATGTCTTGTCGATGGCTTTTTGTATGGTCAAAAACGGCTTTGCGGGAGTCCCGTCCCCCGTTGTGTCGCTGCCGGACTTATTCACGTCAAGGATTATTTGAGCACTTGCAAACTTGTTCGCAATACCGCGCAATTGCGAATCAACGGTTTTTTCGAATTCAGCAAAATGGGCAGTTTGCACATAAAACTCGGGCGGCTCGCCGCCCAGCTTTTTGCTGTCCGTAGCTATGTCGTCTGCATCTAACTTGTTGTTAAAAAGCGTTACGTGCGCGAAGTCTGAAATTTCGTGGTTCCCCAGTTCCGTTTCCGCGCCGTCGATCCGCTTGTCCAGCGCCATGTCCGCGTTTTTGCGCACGTTCGCTTCCGCAACTAGTAGCGAGTATGTAACTAGCACAGAAGGATCCATAACGAATGACCATTCCGCCTCCTCAGAAAATGCAAGAACTGAGTAGAACGTAAAAACGAATTCTGCAATCTCAGTTTTCGAGGGGATATTCAGCCCCACAGGGTCCTGCATAATTGCCACAAGTACGGGGGGATTGCTTTCGTTGTGCGCCCAAATTCCGTACTGTGTCATTTGGTACCCGGCATCAAGATTAATGTTTGTTATCTGCGCGCCAATTATTTTGCCGCGATCTGAGTCCGTAATACTGACAATTGGCAATTGCTGCTTTTGTGCCAGGAGCGCTGTCTGTGCGCTTAGCGACTCAGGAGCGACAAATCCAGTTCCACCCGCAGCATAATCAATTTGTAGTCCTACGCCCTCTAAGCTCTGTTGCAACAGCGATATTCCTTGCTTAGTTACAGTTGCGTTAGCCCACGCCATCTACCATCACCTCCACTGTTATTTCGCCTTCGATGCACAAGACGCCAAAGCCAACGTATACCATGCTAGTGCCTTGCGGGTGCGCCGTGTACTCCACTGCGTACGGCGACGAACGCAGATTCTTATAATATTCGAGTCGGTCTAGTACGCGCTGATGTTTACCCGGATCGACGTCCTCGTAAGTAGCGTCAATCAGAAGCTTAAAGTGATACGGCGGTCCTCCATATTCAAACCATTCGAGGACTTGAGTATTGCTGTAAATAGCCGATATAGCGCTTTCTACAGCCGCCTTAGTCCCGAGCTTTCTGAACACGCCGAAACTATCCTTAAAAATCTGGCGTTTTTCTTCCAGTGTGTAATCAGGATCCCACCAGTCCACGCGGAAGTCAAAAGCGAGGATATCAAGCAAATCCTCCGGAAGATCATCTATCCGGGTATATATCCTTATGCCTTCGATTTCTCCCGGGCGGCATGACAGCATCTCGGCTGATATCGACGTGATCCCGAGCATTGCCTCGTCGGTTTTTAGCACCTCCGGGACGGAGCGCATCAGGTTTTCTGGATTGATGCCATATTCGCTACTCATCCTCAAAACCCCCGTTGACTATATTCGGACTGCCCCTGATTGCCGCTATCTGCGGGACCATTGACTCTTTAGGAGTCCTTTGTCTGCCATCCCGTAACACCAAGAATTCAGGAGAGTGTAAAACAATGCGCTTTACGCCGCCTGTTGCCCTTACCCTTTGCCTCAGCTCGTCTGGGTTTATATCGCGTCCGAGCGCCCCGCACTGCCATGCGATATAATCATCAACTGCGGCTTTCACCGCTGCTTCAATGTCTGCCGAGCTGGTTTCAGTTCTACTTGGTATGTAATACTCGAAGTCAATCTCATATTCGATTATCTCCGGGTCGTCCATCACGACATAATCCGTGAGTGGCCTCACATCATCAGCGCTGCATGCGTCATATACTTTTTGTTTGATTTCCTCCCCAGCGATCGTGCCGTCTTTCATCAGGATATAAATATTGACCTGCCCGGCGCTCGGAGCAACCGGGACGACATCAGCGATTTCGGTTGACTGCATTTTCGCAAAATAGATATATGCGTTCCGCGCCCCGGCTGTACTTTTCGAGCCTCGGCTCTCGCGCATCAGGCGGTAATACTCATCGTCATCGGCGCGATCGGAGCCGCCATCGCTGACGGTCACGTTTTCAGTACTTTGAAAATATGCAACATTATCGACGTCGACCAGCGTATTTATTTGCCCTAGCGCAAAGTTGTTTCCGGCAACACCGGGCGTTAAGCACTCTATGGCAACGTCAGTGAACTGCTCACCAATCGGAATATATGAGTCCTCCTCTGTACGCCATGTCAGCGTACCTCTTGCATCGCTTACCCGCGTACCTGCAGGTATCAATATCGACGTGTTCTGCACTGCTGACAGGTGGAACCGCTGCTTGCTTGCCGCTGGTTTTGCCTCCGGGCGCACAAGCTCGTTAAACAACTGGCCGAGCTCGTCAAGGTTCTCGCCGTCCGCGCGTGACGGTAAGTTTTGGTTGCCTGTGTAATTATTCAATGCACGTTCGTGGATGATAATGTTTGCCACCCACTGGACATAGAGCCTGTCGTTGCTGCCCGGTGTCGCAACCCTGCCGGTTATCCTCTCGAAGCCTGCCAGAAGGTCAGCCAGGAGAGGGTTGACGTCCGTGCTCACGAACTTGTATTCAGGGTTTCTACCGAACCTCATTTATCTCCACCTCCACTCTCGGAATCATCTTCCCGGGGTTATCAGGCGCATGTGTAAAATTGACGTTTGATAGCGTCGCCTCCGGCACCCATTCCCTCAGTCCTTCCGTTATCTCCACTACCGCGATAGGTATAGCCACGTTCATCGGCTTGTCCAAGAATCGCATCGGGAGTCCGAACCCGCGATACAGGGGGCAGGAAAGCTGCCGCGTCGATAACAGGTTCGCAATCCTGTTCAAGACAGAGGCTACATAGTTAGATACGTTCGGCCACGCCTTGCCGTCATTAAGCTCGCTTACTGTGTATGTCATTGCTCACCTCACGCATTCAAGTACTCAAGCAGGCTGATGGAAACGTCAGCGCCTGATAGGTTCCCCTCTCTGTCGAAGTACTCCATCTTTATTCGGTGGTTCCTGATTGTCCATCGAAATTTACCGTAGCCTTTACTGCCAAACACGAGCGGTAGCGTGATGCCCTTCCGTTCGTATGTCCATATCTTACCAAGCTCCTCCATGACGTCGACGCCCAGCTCGGTCATCAGCTTTATGTCAAAAGACATTTTGTCGGCGTCGATCCCGGTGAACTCGGTCAGGGCGTTATTCAAGTGGCGCTGGTGCTCGGTATAGCGTACTGAACCTGACCACTGAATTTTGGCGGCCGTTTCCACAACGTCTGAATTGACTTTGAAAAGAATGTCCCCAAGGCATCCTATTTGCGCCACTACAATCCCCCCAGTATGAATCCATCTCCGTTGAAAACGGGTAAATAGAGTACCAGTACGCGAGCGCCGACTATAGGCATCCAAGCCGCCAGTGTTGTCCCGCTGTGCTCATGGCTCTCCATGATATCGTAGGTCACTACATGCCTATGCCCTCCAGCGTTTGATATATCTACCGGCGCGTCATGCGTGTGATCAGGCTCAAACGATACTCCGTGTTCGTGGATATGAGCGCCGCCTTGAACTCTGACTGCTGCGCCATAGAATTGCAAAACGCTGAGCCAGCCTGAAACAATGCCGAGATCGTCATACCATACACGGGCTTTCCGCTTTGTCGGGTCAACCGCTTGGACAGTGCCGACACGTACGAGGTTTTTCAGTATGTTTTCATCCATCAAATCCCCTCCAATACTTGCCGCAGCGCGATCTGGGTCGTGTATCCGGATTTAGTCACCGTATGCCGCGATTGGCTTATAATGAATTTTCCTCTCCATGGTCCCCAGCCGATAAGGTTTACAGTCAAGCCGGCTACCAGGTTCGGGTTTCCCGGATATGTAAATTGCGCAGTCAAGCCAAACTTGTTGACCGCCCTTAGCCGCATGGCTGCCAGCGTCTGCGCTTCTCCTATACTGTTTACTTTTGCAGTAATCTCAAGTTGCTGGTTTCCCTCGCGGTCTTTCTTGTAATCGTCCGCTAAAGCAACCCCTTCAATCTTGCGGCCAGTGTCCGGATCGGTATAGCTCACACGGCATGACGAATATCTTTTTCCTGCCGAACCAGAGTTTAGGTTCCACTTTAGATACTTGCCGTCCCCTCGCTTTATGTCCATTACTGACGGTTTGGATTCGTACTCAGATTGGTTGAAAAGTACGATTATGTGGTTCGTTACTTTCAACGATATCCCTGCGTCTTTACACAGTTTTGATAGGAACGCGATGTCACTGGTTTTGACCTGCTCGACGCGATTATAGAACGGGTCGGTGGAGGACCCGAACATACATTTCATACCGCCTGAGACTGCGATTTCTGTCGCGACTTTCGAGAGGTGGCACGCCTCCCATGCTTTGCTTTTTTCAGTCTGACGTATACCTGTGCCGTATGGTAACGAAGTGCTCTTGATTGTGACGGTTGATGGCGG